CCATTCATTTTGAGCGGCATTGCGCACATCCTGAACCTGCGCGGCAAGCTGCAACGCCTTTTCCGTCGCCGCCATCCGACTCTCGAAATACTCCTTGAGGCTCACCCCGTCTTTGTGTGTAAATCCGTTGTCCTGCTCTGACATCGCGTAAATCCTCTTTTCTTCTGGTAACATTTCTTGCACGGGTATCGGTTCTTCTCATTCTCTCCAAGATCGACAAATCCCCGCTTGCCGCAAATACATAAATACTTAGGTTCCGTGGCAGTATCCGTATTATTTGCCCCTATTTCTCTACAACTATTCCATCTACCACTTTATGCCGAGCCTTATCGGCGGTCCCTGCAATGATTCGTTCGGTCGGATGTTTTACCTGCCTCTCGAAATCGCGGTCCGGGCACGAGCCTGTCCGCACAATCTTACCCGTCTTTTCTTCATAGACCACAAACAGTTTCATTTCAAATATTCCTTTCCCGTTATCCAAACATTTGAAGCCGTTATAACGGAACCGGGGATAGCATTTTCTTTATAGAATTGAATCGTCAAAGTATGTGTGCCGGATGAAGGCGTGTTAAATCCTAAAAGAGTGTAACTATAATTATTCGAGCCCGTGTATAGATATTGTACCTTCTCTTGTAGAACAGTTGAACCAATTCGTATTCTGCAAAACACGTTGTCATTCTGAGTCCCGGAATTATATAACGTTCCTGATCCTTGAATTTCAATTACACCGCCCGTTGACATTATATTCACTGTTGCTTCGGTGGCATACGATGTTCCAATAGTGCCAGAACCAGGCCCACCGACTGCTTGAATTGTTGTTGCATCATTGGCTATTTTTGGCGTTGTTGCGGACAAGTCATTGAGCTTGGTTGTTGTAATTTCGCCCGCCTTGAGTATATCCGCAAACATCTTGACTGTGCCGCCGTCGTTTTTGATAACTTCGTCCCAGTTCGACCCGGCGTCGTCACTTGTGTAGAGGCCGCTACTGTCTATTCGCAGGCGCGTATCGCCCCCCAAACTCAGCGTGATCGAGCCGCTTGTTATCGTGCCCAGAGCGGCACTGATGGCTGAGAGTGTATCGGCCTGCAGAATGCCGGCGTGAAGGATAGGGACACCCCAGCAGGCTTTGGCCGTGCCGGAGTCATTGATGCACATTGTCCACTTGCCGTTGCCGAGGGCGTCGGCGAGATTGTCGCTGGCCTGAAAACTGGTTGTCGATGTTTTGTCCCAGTATATATATTTCTTGTTGGAATTCGAGGCGGTGATTTCATATACCGTCCCCCGGTAGCTCACCAATATCGGATTCACCCCATCGTCTGCGGACCATGCAACGTAGCCCGCTGAAGGGCTGTTACTCGTCCATTTCAGATTTGTAGAGAGCGGAATATCCGCCGTGAGCAGAGCCATCACCACGTCGGGCGGGTACTGGCTGCGGATCTCTTCCCACGTCGGATCGTGTACGACCATAGCGCTTTGCGGCGACGTGTAATCCGCTATGGGGATAATCGGCACAGCATCATCGCAATCGTAGAGCGTGGCGTCATATATAATCGCAGTGATCGTCGCCGTAAAGTCCGCGCCGTGGGTATCAATAGCCATGACGCGGTATTTCTTGGCAGGCAAAGTGGTTATGCCGAAACTGTACACATCGTCCGCCGTTGGGGCCGCGTAGTCTGCGTTGTACAGCGCGCCGTCGGCAACCGCACTCGGAATGGCTTCATCGACCGTAATATATGTGGTGGTCCCGTCGTGAGAGGCGTCACCGTTAATCGTGTAGCTGTCGTCATTGCCCGTAGAGCCGAGAACCGTGATCGTGTTGCCGTCCGTGTAGAGCACCGAGGCGTCGCCCGACACCTCGAATCGCTTGAGCGTCTGGTCAACACCTGTAATCGTGTGGGACAGCGCGCCGAAGTCCACCGTTACCGCTACCCGGCGCAGGTTGTACAGCCCGCCGTCAACAGTGGCGTCGGGAATCGTCTCGCTCACGGTGATTGTAGTTGTGCCTGTAGCGTGCGTAGAATTCGAGGCCAGCGTGTACGTGCCGTCATTGCCCGTAGAATCGGCCACCTGTATTCGGTCCCCGCTCTTGTAAGCGTCGGTCAAGTCGCCGGCGATTGCGAATTGCTTGCTGCCCGTGTTGACGCCGGTTATGTCGGAATAGATGGTGAGCACCGTCTTATCTTCAGGCGTATCGTCGCATCGCGTCAAAAGCAGCCGGTAACTCTCGCCACTCTCGTAAGTCAAGTCTTGATCGACAACAACGCTGGATGGTGTGCCGGAGACTATCAGCCCGCCCTTGCCCCAAACAGGTATATCGTGCTGCACGTTTATCACGTCACCGACCGAAGCGACAATGGCGTCAATATCAACATCGAATTCTACCGTGGATTTGAGCAGCCGGTTTTGGGCAAGCCGATACATGCCCGCACGGTATGCCTCGGACTGGCTCGTGATGCCGAACAGTTCCAGGCTCACGCGGTTGCTCGTTGCAATACCCGAATCATATACAGTGAACGGCACGCGCTCGAAGTCCTGCAGTGCGTCCCGGTATTGCACGTCGATTTCGCTGGCCCGCTCATCGAGAGGCAGGAAGGTCTGTTTGAAGCTGCTTTTGAGAATGTTGCCGATTGTATAGGTCTGTCCGGCGCTGGCCGCCTTGTCGATTGCCAGCGTGTATTTCGAGCCGGTCACTATTATTATGGCACGCCCAATTTCGCAGACCTTCAGCGCGGCCTCCCATCGGTTCGTCGCTATATCAAATCCGCCGTTGAATCTGATGCGCTTCTCTGTGCTGCCCTTGCCGTCCGAGACCATATCATTACAGAAATCGGCCCATTCGTAGAACTTCGCAAGGTCAAGGAAACTCGGATCGACGCCATCATATCGCTCGACTGCGTAGGCCGTGCCGTCCCCGTCGCCACTGATGACAGGCTCGGTCAAAATGTCCCACACAACCCACGCCGGATTGTCGCTGTATTCGATGCTCCATGTTGCACCGTTATACACGCGGACTACGCGACCCTCTTGAATGCAGCTAACACTCAGCGAACCGGAAAGCTGGCCTGTCGCCAGTGCTTGCACGCCCAACAGGGCACTCAGCGGATATTGGAAATCGTCGTTAAGCACTTCCCGGACCGCACCTAACATGAGTTGATCGCCGTAGCGGGCCGATGTTTCGTCCGATGAGGTCTTCGTCACGCGGATATCATACGCCTTGCCGTTGGTGATACTGACGGCACTGCCGCCGGTGTAACTACCCGATGCAAGGTAGGTCTTGCGTTTCGTCCCCGTCGTATTATCCGTCACCGTCTCGGCAACAAGCGTGTCCCAACTATCCGCGTCCGCCTCACTGATTTCAATTTGTATGCCGACACTGTGATTGCTCAGTCCGCCTTGATCGTTGGCGTAGTAAATCCCCCTATCCCACAGCAGCTCGATTTCGAGGTCGTCATAATCACTGTCGGGCGTAGTGTATGTGCGAGGCGTCCCGTTCTCGACAACGAGCATCGGCCTGTATTCCGGCTTTGTCTCGCCAAAGAAACTCACCGCCGTCTGGTCCAGCAGCCCGCGTTTTTCCTCCGTGACGACGTTCTCGAAGTTGCCGGCCTCTTGACCATTTATCTTTATGGTGTCGGCCACGATCCCCTCTACCGGGCCGCTGCCGAGAGAGATGAGCATTTCGAGGTTCTGTTTTGTATCGTCGTCGTCATCAACTTCGGTGTGGACTGCAATCACATTGCCATAGAGCTTGTTCTTCCCGTAGAACCGGGGAACCACAAGGCCCTGCTTCTGCGTCGTGTGCGGACTCCAACCGTAAATTTGGGATTCCGACCAATCGGATGCAAACGGAGACTTCGGCTGCGGCGTCGGCATGAGTGAGTTCACGAGCAGCCCGCCAGCCATAGCAACACCGGCAGTAAACATAAGCGCCGCCGTTTTCCCTGCAAAGCCGAACGTCCCAGCGAGTTTCCCACCAATCCCCGGTGCGGCAACCGCAATGGCAATCATCATAACAGCCCGAAAGACATCATCATCAAGATCGCCAAGAACCGGCATGACTACTATTTCGTCGCCGACACGCGGCCGGGTAGTCGCCCAGAACTGCCTCTCTATCGGCAGACCGTTAATACTGAGCACAACGTCAATGCCCTGGGGGACATACTGTTCGTAGATGCCTTCAAGGCTCTTGTAGTGATA